GTATAAGGTCGGTGAATTTGACGATAACACCGGTGATTTTGATAATGCGGGTAATATCGCCGGGGTTATGCTATGCACCGGCACCGAAGCTAAAGGATTTGATTGATGACGACAGTTTACAGTCGTTTTTACCCACCCCCGAAGGTAGATGCCCGTAAACCGGGCAAGGAAGATTTAGGCGCCGATCAGAGCTTCCAAAAGGAAGCAGATATTAACGTGATTATGGCGCGCTATAAGAAGACCGGGTATATGACAGACCCGAGTAAGAGGGCCACGAGAGTCGCCACCTGGGACGACATGACGAATGGCCCAGCCGACTTTATGGAGGCTCAGGAGGTCATCCTGAAAGCCCAGACGGCGTTTGACAGTCTACCAAGCGTGTTGCGGGGGATGTTTCAGAACAGTCCCACCGCGCTTTTAGCCTGGTTGGAGAAGGAAGAGAATCACGGCGAAGCCGTGAAGTGGGGATTGATGGCTCCCAAGGAGGAGCCATTGATTGAGGAGCCCAAGGCTCCAGAGTGAGGGACTTCAAGGTGAAGTCCGCACATTAGTGATCAAGTATAGCTAATGTGCGTGAGCCGGCAGGTTTGCCTAGGCAGATGAAGTGAAAGATAGGATTTGTGAGAAGTTTTGAGATTTTATAGTATGAGAGTTTTTGAGGTAAGAGAAGCAGAGAGAGCATTTTATCAGGATTTTTAGTTGAAGTATGAGGGATGAATTTTATTAGAGTTTTATGGATAGCCAACGTTCCCTATGACGATGAGGGTTTGTTATGAAGCGAATTTATGTGAAGGAAATCGCTAGATGTTTGCAGGAGATTGATGAGTGCCTCTTGACGACCCAAGAGGATGAGAATGAGAAGGGAAGATATATTGCCGATCGCGTGAATTTGATTCGTAGTATTCTACTCACCAGTTAGGAGCGATCTATGCAGATGTATGGAGTACCGCATAACGATATGCCGAGAAGTACCTTTAACCGTAGTCACGGATATAAGACGACATTCGATGCGGGAGTTTTGATTCCGTTTTATGTAGATGAGGCGTTGCCGGGAGATACCTTTAATTGTAAGGTAAGTGTTTTTGCGCGTCTGGCGACCGCGCTAGTTCCGATTATGGATAATATGTATATGGACTTTTTCTTTTTTTCAGTCCCTAATCGGTTGGTATGGGACAATTGGCAGAAGTTTTGCGGTGAGCAAACTAACCCCGGTGATTCCACGGATTATACCGTGCCGGAGATGATTGCTAGCCAATGGCCCATTGGGAGTGTGGCAGATTATTTCGGGTTGCCGACGGTGACATACACCGCAGGCACCCTACTGCCGAGCGCGTTGCCCTTTCGGGCATACACGCTGATTTGGAATGAGTGGTTTCGTGACCAGAATTTGCAGCCATCGAAAACGGTAGAACGGGATGACGGGCCGGACGCAGCGACGCCGTATGTCTTGCCGTTCCCCAGGGGGAAGCGGCATGATTATTTTACGAGTTGTTTGCCCTGGCCCCAGA